CTTATGGTACTCCACATGATTTAGCTTCACTTCATATGGGAACTGATTCTGAAAATCAAGGAGGAAGACCCCCAGAAGGTATTAAATCGGGACAACATAAAAATGCTTTTGGGTGGGATCCGTTAGGTACCAAACAAATTAAACAAGCATTGGACGCGGAAAATCAAAAAACAACATTTCAGCCAGATCCTAAATTTACTCGCAGACAATCATCTTGGGTTAAAACAGAAAATTCAGACATATTAAAACACATCAAAAGCAAAAAATCAGCAACTAAAATGTTGTTTGAAGAAACAAAAATAGACACTGATTCAGGAACAATGCTCGATGAAAATAATATTTTAGAAGATTAAAAACAATTAACTAATATTTATATATAAATAAAACTAGAACTGTGTAGTAAAAATGAAAAAACTAAAACATTCTAAATACAAAAACACCGGCATATTATTTGAAATGTTAGTACGTAAACTTACGTCGGAAACACTAACTTCAGATAAATCAAAAGCAATTGATATAATTAAAAAATATTTCGGTAAGAATACAGAATTATCAAAAGAATTAAATTTGTATAATTCTATATTAAAAGAACAATTTAAATCAGAAGCACTTGCATTAGATTTTATCAAAGAATGTCAAGACGCTCATGGAAAATTAAATAAATCTTTGATTAAACGACAAAAGTATAATCTAGTTAAAGAGATATCTGAAAGTTTTTCATTTGACTCGCTAGCTAAAGCACATATCAATAATTATAAAATATTAGCATCTGTATACATGTTATTTGAGTATAAAGATTCTGGTAATCCTAAAAAGTTAAACGAATGTAAATCTTCAGTGTTAGATCATGTAGTTTTAACAGAAACGGTTAAATCAGAAAAAGATGTATTGTTAGAAACATTTTCTAAACAAGAAAAAGATATGCGGTTATTAACATATAAATTGTTAGTAGATAAATTTAATACGAAATACTCAGGTCTTTCAGAATCTCAAAAACGATTGTTAAATCAATATATAACTCACGTTAATGATACAGATTCACTTCGAGAGTATATTAATATAGAGATACCTAGAATTAAAAAGACATTAGCTGAGCAATCGAAACTAGTAACAGATGAAGTAACTAAAATAAAAATATCAAAACTTTCTGAAATGCTTTGCAATGTAGAAACAATGAAAACAATTAAAGAATCACACGTTCTTTCTTTGCTTAGATATTTTGATCTAATTGACGAATTAATAAGGGTACATAAATGAGTTCGTTTTTAAAACATATGGAAACAAGATTTCAATTATTCGAATCAAAGTCTAAACCAGATTATATAGATTTAGACGGAGATGGTGATACAACCGAGCCAATGAAAAAAGCAGCTGCAGATCGAAAAAATGTAAATGAAGAACCAAAACCAGATTATATAGATTTAGATGGGGATGGTGATACGTCTGAACCAATGAAAAAAGCTGCAAAAGACAAAGATCAATTACATGATTCAATTAAATGTGATCGTTGTAACGGAAAAGGTTGTGATCATTGCGATGGAAAAGGATACCATGAAAAAGTAGACGAGATGTCTACAACTGCTGGCGTTCCTGCTCCCCCACATAAATACGCATTTGGTAAAAAGAAAAAAAAGTATTCTACTAATTCTACTGGCTATTCTGTTGTTGAAGAAGCATTAGAACGTCAATATGAAAAATTAATCGAAGGCTATCGTTCATATGTAACCGAAAATCCAAAAATGTCTTCTGAAGCAAAAGTTAAAAATACTATTCGGGAGGTATCAAAGCGATTAAAAGAAATTGAAGAAATGGTTGGAAATGCATCTCGTTTAAAAACCGAGTCTGGTATGTCTCGAGATGGATATGGAAAACAAGTTAATCGAGCACTAAATACAATATCAGAAAAGCTTATTAAAATATCAGAGCGAGTTAGATCATTAGGAGAATAAAATGTCAAAACAACTATTAATAGATTATATGCCGTTTCGCCCAATTGCTTCATTAAATGAGCAAAAAGCAACTACATACGGCGTACCAGGAGGAATGGTTGTTACTGGAGTATTACAAAGAGCTGGAGCTAAAAATCAAAACGGTCGAGTTTATCCTAAAGCAATACTAGCCCGCGAATGTAAGAAATATGATAAAGAATTTATACAACAGAATCGAGCACTAGGAGAATTAGATCATCCAGAATCTTCAGTAGTTAACTTGAATAACGTATCACATAATATCTTAAAGATATGGTGGGAAGGCGAAGATTTAATGGGAGATCTTTTAGTATTAGATACGCCGTCTGGTAAAATATTAAAAGAACTTTTCCGTGCTGGAATTACTTTGGGAATTTCATCACGTGGATTAGGCAGTGTAAAAGAAATGTATGAATCTAACACTGTTGAGGTCCAAGATGATTTTGAATTAATTTGTTGGGATGTAGTTTCAAATCCGTCTACACATGGAGCATTTATTGCACCAAAAAATAGAATGGGAATGAATGAATCAGTTCAACCAAAAACGACTATAAATAAATACATACACGTAAATGAAATAATAACGTCTATACTATGCGAAGACGGTAAATGTAGGATATAACATGTTAGGACAAAATTTAAATAAAGTAAAGAACTTCTTGTATGAAAAAGATTTAAATAATTTAAATAAGGAAGGTAGTCCGGAAAAAACATTGCCTTTAACACAAGAAGAAAAACAATATATGGTTGAGTATATGAGGCAAATGGAAATGCATTGCAACGAAATGTACGGACAGCCTACTAAATATGAAGAATCTGCAAAACAAGTAAACCGCATAGTAGATATTGCAGAACGATTAACAACAGAGTTATCAGAAGCAGAAGATTCTAAAGTTGACGGAATCATGGTTCGTCGTGAAATTAAAAGATTAATAGATGATGCTAAATTATATGAAAAAAGTTGTAATGAAGCAGCATTAGCAGAAGCCAGAGCAAAACGATGCTACGAAGATATGAAGTATCAAATGGAACGTCTTTACGGACAATAATTTGGAAAATTCATTATATTTATTTATAATAATAAAAGGATTAAAATGTCAAAGTTGAGTAAAATGTATCGTGATTTTTTCGGATTAAAAGAACAAACTATTTCTAATATGAGAGGTAAAGTAACTGATGACGATATTGAAAATCTTGAAGATTATAATACTGAATTAGAAAAAACTGCTGAATTACAAAAACAAATAATGGGCGAAGGCAACCCATTAGTATTCGAAGAATTAGACGAAGCTCAACTAGTTAATAACATGACAGACTATCGAGGAGGTATTCAATACAAACTTCGCGATGCTGCAATGGCACAAAACGTAGCACAAGAAATTAAAAATTTCGCAGCAAAGAAAAAAATATATCCTATTAAAACTATGAAAACTAGAGATGGCAGATTTGGATATTTCCATTTTCGTCTTGGAGATGATCCAGCAAGAGAGTCACAACAGCTTCAAGGATATATTTCTCAGAAACCAGAAATTGCATATTTTAGATTCAAAGTTATAGAACCAAAAACAAAAAAACAAGTTAAACGTAAATTTTAATACATGAAGTTAAACAAAAAACAAAAACAACATCAATCGGTTATTCCAGGAGTAGGCGTAGCAGTAGTAGAAAAAGATCTTGCATATGCACTTCGACAATTTAAGCGTCAAGTAAAAAATGCAGATATTTTAAATCAAGTAAAAGCCCGGCAAGAATATGTAAAGCCAAGTGTTACTCGCAGACAACAAAAGATCAAAGCTGCATATAAACAACGAATGCAGTCACTTAACGAAAGATATAATTAATTAATATTTAAAGCCTCAACAAAAAAGTTGGGGCTTTTTTACTGAGCTTATTATAAGTCAGCAACCTTATAATAAGCGATTATAAGGCTATTGCCTTATTTTTTTAACAAAACTATGTGGTTTTTTTACGTAGTGCTATATATATAGTAAAATACGCTATCCAATCTTTATATAGCGTTAACGACTATTAAAATAATTCTATTAAGATTTCAAATAATCTTATTTCCAAAAACAAAATTTAAGGAGAACAAACTATGGCAAAATCAGATTTGCTAAAAGAGGCGATTGCTGATGCACGTGCGGTTAAAGAAACTGCTATTGCAAATGCAAAAATTGCTTTAGAAGAAGCATTTGCTCCTCGAATCCAAAGTATGCTAGGTGCTAAGTTAGCAGAGCAAATGGAGGAAGAGGAAGAAGAATTGCTCGAACCAGGTGCAGAAGACATGGCTGTTGAACCGGGTATGGAAGACGAAATGCCAGCCGAAGACGAAATGGGTATGGATATGCCTGACTCAGTTGGAGTAGCTATTGATCTTGATAATGATGGATCATATGACTACGAAGGTGACTTAGGTCAAGGTGGCGTAGAAGACGAAATGCCAGGAGAAGAAATGCCAGGAGAAGAAATGCCAGGTGACATGGATGCTGAAGCTGAATTAGATTCTGCAGAAGGCGAAATGGATGATGACTTAGCTGAAATTATTCGTGAGCTTGAAGAAGGAATGTACGAAGAAGGAATGTACGAAGAAGAAGAAACGGTTGAAGAACAAGTTAAAGATGAAGCTGGCGATGACGGCGATGGATTCTTTACAGAAAACGTTGATTCTGACATTGATGCAATCATCGAAGCAATTCTAGCAGAAGAAGAAGACTCTGCAGAAGAAGAGGAAAAAGCTCAAGAAAAAGAAGATGAAAAAGATCTTAAAGAAGCTGAATTAAATGAAGCGTATAACACAATTCATCAACTTCGTTCAGTTATCAATGAAGTTAATCTTCTAAATGCAAAACTTCTTTACACTAACAAATTGTTCCGTAACTACGAGTTAAACGAAGCACAAAAAATGAAAGTGATCGAAAACTTTGACAGAGCAGGAACTACGCGCGAAGTTAAATTGGTATTTAGCACATTAGCAGAAAGCCTCAAAAAGCCGGCACAAAAAAGAAGAGTGGTAAAAGAAAGCTATGCTTCTAAACCAGCACCTTCAACTGCGCCGTCTAAAGAAACAAAAACACAAATTTTATCAGAAGGTAACGAACTTGCAAATCGTTGGAAGAAACTTGCAGGTTTAAACTAATTTAAAAACAAAGGAGAACAAAAATGAACGTTTCTAGTCTATTAGAAAGCTCAAACCCAAATCAATCAAATGCTGCGAAGCCTTTGGTTAGCAAATGGGAGCGTACCGGTCTTTTGGAAGGTCTTAAAAATGAGACGGAGAAAGCAGGTATGGCACAGCTTCTTGAAAATCAAGCACGTCAGCTTGTAAAAGAAGCTTCACAAACAGGAACCGCAGAAGGTTCAGAAGAGTGGGCAGGTGTTGCTCTTCCATTGGTAAGACGTATCTTTGCTGAATTTGCAGCAAAAGAGTTCGTATCAGTACAACCAATGAACTTGCCATCAGGTCTAGTATTTTACTTAGACTTTAAGTACGGAACAAGTCAGCCAGGATTTACTGCAGACACAGATCCTGCTTCATTAACAGGACATCCATTTGCATCTCCAGGTGCAGACGATTCAATGTTTGGTGTTACTAATACATCAGATGATCCGACAGGAGGTCTTT